TCTTTTCTTAAATGATGCTTCTTCAGCATTAGCAGGTTCTTCTGTAACTTCTTCAGTTGTTTCTTCTTTAGAACCTTCTCTTGTTTTTAATTCTTCTTCAGCAGCTAACTCTTGCATAGTTGGTTCTGCTCTTTTATACCTTACAGGCTTTTTCATAATTGTATCGCCTGTGGCTTCATCTTTTTTTAATTCTACTTCTTCTGACATTTATTTCTCCTTTATGGGGCTACTCAGTTGCCTATTGCTAGGGGTTAGTAGGTAGCCATTAAACAGTGCTTAACTACCTAGCCCTGTAAAGCTATAAGTATTCTGTTGTTGCACTGGTGCTATCTTGTCATAGATAGGCATTAATGCTGCAAGTTCTTCTCCTGTAACTTGAGCAAATTCTTTCTTTTGAAATCCTTCTAAAAGATTTCTTTCTTGATCTGTTAGTACTGCTGTAGTGTTTGATCCTGCCATACCAGATTTGTATGTAGATAATGTATTTATTTTTTTTCTATACTCGCCAATCTTATCAAATGTTGCATACCCTTTTCCGCCTGCAGCTTTATCAGCTAATGCAAACATAGTAATAACATTTACATCATCATTAATTTGATCCATTAATTGTGTAACTGAATTTTCTCCTGTAAATCCTTTTCCTACTTGTCCTGGACCATGTAGTAAATCGTAATCAAGATCTTTTTTATGGTATTTATACATGCCTAGTTCATCGTAGCCTTCAACATAACCATATCTAAGACCTTCTCTATTACCTACATCAATAAATAATTCTCCACCTATATCTATGTCTAATGATTGTTCCATAGCTGAAACATAAGAACCTACTGTAGCTACTATATCTCTAGCACCATTTATGTTTTCGTCACTTCTTTTTTTAGTCCAAAAACCACCTGATAAAATATCGTCTGGATTATATTCTGGGTTATCAAAGTTATATGCAGCTTCGCCTACTTTATTAGAAGGAGGACCACTAAACATTTGTACTAAGCCTGCAGCTAATGCTATATAACCTAATGCAGTTATTGCTGCTGACATTGTTGCTCCTGTTGCTGAGGCAGCAGCTGCTGATCCAAATGCTCCACCTTGTGCTAACACACCTGTTGAGTATCCTAGTCCTGCAACATTACCAACACTAGGTCCATTTTCTATAATATCGTATAGTGATAATCCTGCACCTACTGCAGCTAAACCTGTTTTCCAATTCCATACACCACCCTCTCCTACTGTTACAGCATCAGCACCAGATGTTACAGCATCACTAGTTGTTAAACTTTCTTTTAAAGTTTCACCTGCACGAACAGCTTCATCCATTGAAGTATACTCAACTCCATTAAAAATATATTTTCCATCAACAATAGATATCTGAGATGTAATAGACTGACCAGCTGCTATATTTTTTGCTGTTTCTGTTAATGCTCCTGTTGCTGCTTGTGCTCCTTTTGTAACACTGTCATAACTTATTTTTAGTTTGCCATCTTTAAATAAAGTCCACCTTTCAGGATTAAATACCTGACCACTAAATATATTATCTTTAGCCCAAGTTAAAGCATCGGCTGTTATTTTTCCTTGATTAAATAATATATCTAATGCACTTATGGTTAATCCTGCTTTTACGTAAGGAGTTAACTCATCTACTATTTTGTCTCCTAAATCTTTTTTATCTCCTCCACCTGTTCCTTTATCTACGCCAAAACTAGGTAAGTTAGCACCTCCTGTATAATCACCACCTATAATATTTGTAGTTCTTGGACCTGTGGCTGTTATCTTTGTATTAGGATTAGTTACTCTGTAGTTTTTACCTTCTGGTGTTCTAAGTGTTGCTTTATTACCACTATCGTCAGGTGTTATTGTTTGTCCTTCTCTAGTAGTTACTCTAGGACCAACTGGTTTAAGATCTTTTTTTAGATCAGGATCAACAGGTCTACCTATTACTTTTTCATTATCATCTCTAACGAAATCAGAAACTACTTCAGGAGAACCACCCTCATTATATCTAGCTACAGTAGCACCTTTACTAGCCATTACTTCATCTGTTTGTTTTTTTACTTCTTTATCAATAGGTGTACCATCTTCATCAACAGGTCTTATCTGTCCATTATCTTCTAATTCATCTAAAGCTTTTAATGCTGTTTTACGCATGTTTTCATATTTAGCTAAACCATGGTAACGAACTACGTTAGCAGGGACTACTAATTCACCTTCAGATATCATAGCAGGTATATCATCAGCTACTTCACTTTCTGTAGCACCTGGTGTATCATCAGCATTATCTGCTAGGCCACCTTCTTTAAATCCTTCTAATTCTTCATCATACCCTTGCATAGCAGATGCTATTCTTCTTTCTAAATGGGGTTTACCTGGTTTAAAAAATTTATCAACTAATATTATTGTTGCTTCTTTTGGTGTAGCTTTTGGATCATTAAATACATCCATTATACTTTTAGCATTACCTGCACCTATAGTATCACCTGTATTTATTTCATTTAAAAAATAAGATACTTGAGAACTAATACTGTCTTCTAAATTTTGAGATTCTAAATATTTATCATAAAAAGGTTTTTGAAAATCAAGTTGAAATAATCCGTAACCATTACCGCCTTCTTGTTTTTGTGTGTGACTAAAAGTACCACCAGTTTCTATATCTATATTACCTACTATTGCTTTTATAGCAGGAACAGAAAGACCTGCTTCATCTAACTGATTTATAATTTGAGATCTTCTTTGTTGTCTAGTGCTTTGTTCTTTAATTTCTTCTTCGGTTACAGGCATTGCACCTTCGTTAGCACTAAGTATTCTGTCTGGGTTTAATAGTTTTTCTATATCAATAGAAACTTTTGGACCACCTGTAGATGCTTTTTTAACCCCTTTTTTTAATGCACTATCCATTTGTTTTTTTTCAGCAGTATCTGGGCTAACTATAGATGGGTCTTTTAAACCGTCACCTTCTCCTTCACCTGGTTTTTTATCTAGTAATGTTTCCATTTTTCCCCTCTTTAGCTTTTTGTATTACTTCATCCCTGAACGTAGCAAATCTTTGTAACTCATGTATGCTACCTTGTATTTGTATTATCTTGTTATGGTCTGTTTCTCTTATAAGATTTTTTACATGAGACTTAATTCTTTCTTCTGCATAATCAAATAAAGCATCTATAGATTGTTTATTATTAGCTACTACTAATAATTTTCTAGCTACTTCTGGACTCACTGTATTTCTCCTTCACTAGGTGGCCTTCCTGAAAAGCCTGGCATTCCTGGTTCAGGTGCTCCGCCAGGACCTATCTGACTATTGCCTGTACCTGCAGGACTAGTTGGTGGAACTGTTCCTCCTCCTTCTGGTGGAGGTGGTGCTCCTGCTCCTGGTGGTTGTTGTGGTGGTCCTTGCATCATTCCAGATGCTTGCATAACTTTAGCTTGTCTTAAAGCTTCTCTTTCATCATTTACAAACTTCTCAGCATCAAGATCAAATGAGTGTGCTATCTCTCTTAGTATTACTGGGAACTTTACAAAAGGTGCTAGTGCAGGATTAGAACCAATTTGCATAAGTTGTAATAGTCTTTGACTTCTTACTTCGTTACGCATAAGGCTTTCTGTACCTCTAGCTTTTATTTCTATATCGCCTTGTACATCAGGATCAAAATCAAATTGCTGATTAAAGGCATAGAAAGATTCACCTAGTGGTTGTAATAGATAGTCATCTATATTTTTAACCACTGTCTTAATAGATATCTGAGCTGCACCCATTAGCATAGATATCCCTGCCGCTGTTCTACCAGTTCCTTGTATTCCAGTCTGACCATGTGAGAAAGACGGAATGCCTGTAGATTCATCGGACAAGGCTCTTGCTTTATCAAACATCATCAAATTCTGAGAAGATACATTAGGATACTGTGTAGCAAATAGTGCTTGACCAGGTGCTCCACCTTGTCTCCTAAATATCTTACCAGGGTATACTTCTAGGTCTTGACCTGGTACGAGATTCGTTTCATCAATCTCAAATATCAGGTTACCTGATAGAACAGCATTATCAACAGCCATTCGCATAAAGCCGTTCATTAGCTGTTGTGTATCTACCATGTTTTCTGCTAACCCTACTCCAAAGAAAGAGTAAGGGTTTAACTCATAAGGAGCAGCAAAATAAGGAATACGGATAGGCATAAAAGGGTTAAACGCCAACCGTAAAATTTTGTCGTTACAAACCCAAGCGTTGATTTGAACCAAATCCACGTCTGAGTATTCTCTAGGTATATCCAAGCCTGCGTCTTCTGCAACTGTTCTATCAATGTTGCCCCAAAACTCAAGGACTTCGTAGCGATCAACGCTAACATTTGTCGAATCGTAGTCATCTAAATCATCCTCCCACCATTGTCTGGTGTAGTTAGTGCCCATTTCGATACATTCATCTAGGGCATCTTCGTCAAACAGAGGGCGATTCTTTAATGCCCTCATATCAGCATGGTTTAATTTATGTCGCTGAATCACATATTCTACCTCATCCATATTATTAGCTGCAGGATCAGGATAGAAATCCCAACAAGAAACAAACTCTAATCTAGGAACTGTTTTTATTTCAGGTGTATATGTACCATTACCTTCTTCATCTTGTTCCCATCTTGGGTATTCTTTGTCTTGAGCAAATGGTCCTTTTAGTATTCCTGTACCAAATAAAGACATTTCAAATGCTGCTGATCTTAAATGTTTAGAAGCTGAAGATTCTTCTAATTGATCAAGTATCTTTTTTTCCATAGCACGAGCTGCTTCTTCTGCAGGATGATATGTAATAGATGTAGGAGTAACGCCTGCACCTTCTTTTAATTCTAAGTCATCTGCTAATTCTTTTAATGCTCCTAACTCTAGCTCTTCTTCTTTAGAGCCTGGTGGAAATAAACTACCTTGGTTAGGATCATCTTGTGGTTGAGTTGGATTCTTAGGATCAAAGTGTACAGATTCTTCTACACCATCTGGTAATCTTGTTGCATCAACTCCTAATGGAAACTTTTGTCCTGCAAACAGTACGTCAATAATCTGACCATACGCAGCAGTTACTTTTGTTTTTGTAACTTTTAAAAATACTTGGCTTTTTTCTGTTTCTGTAAATTGTGTTTCTGAACCATAGATACCTCTATAGTTTCTATAAGACTCCATCCATCTTGATTCTTGTGAGTAACGAGAGTCATATGAGTAATTAAATTTATCTCTAATATAAGAAGATAATGTCATTTTTTGACTATCTTCTAATTCCATTTCTAGTTCTGTTTCTGTAGTGTTTTCTTCAGCCATATTTAATATCCAAATACCTGATCAGCAGGTTTCCAAGGTTTTTTCCAATCGGTGTTGGAAAAGTCATACAACCCTCTAGGAGTTGGTCTGGACATAATACCATAACGTAGTGCATCATATCCGTGGTCGTAGTCTATTTTAGTATTCACATCTTCAGGATTATTTTTATCTAAAGGTATTTGTGGTAATTCTGATATAAGTTTAACACAATTTGAAAAAAATTCAACCCCTGCTTCTCCTGTTTCTTCATCTACTCTTAATAATCTATGTAGCTCATTTTTACCTGCTACTCTACTTCCTTTACTTCTATCGGACTGTCTCCATCGACATCCTCTCAATATCATTGTTTCTGCAATCGAAGGACCTGTCTGTCCTCTGTTATGCCAACAAGATGAGTCAAGAACACCATACCAAATCTTATCATCGTTCTCTCTTTCAATACTTAGTATTAAGTCTGCTAACTCTTCTGCTGTTTTCTTTTGTGCATAAAGTTCTCTATATACAATTAATTTATTATCTGGCCTCACTGCTACCCATAAACATGCTGACCAACTTGAATACCCATAGTCACATGTTCTAAATCTTTTCCATGAAGCAGGAACACTATAAGGTTCTACTACATGTATATCTCTATTAAACTCTGTGAAGGCAGCACCTTCTGCTATATCCCAAGAACCTTCTAGTAATTGTTGTCTTTGTACTTCAGGTAAAGATAACAAGTTTGCTTCATACTCTCCTGCCTCAGAAAGGTAAGGATTGTCTGTAAGTTTAGCAGGTATAAACCTTCTTTTAAATAAAGGATTACCTTCTTTTTCATGCCCTTTAGGATAAGTTAGTACTTCTCCATTTTCTATATCTGTTGCCCAAAACGATGAGTTATAAGCAGCAGGATCAATAAACATTTTTTTAACCCACATGTGACCAGGACCACCTGGGTTAGTAGTGCCTCTCATATACGTAGGTAAATCATTATCTACAGTACGTAAACGAGAACGTAAATAATTCCAAGCATATGGTGTACCATACTGAGTAAGCTCATCTACACCTATCCAAGTAAAAGCTTGTCCTTGGTATCTTAGAACGTCTTTATCTTGTTCAAGATATGTCATCCATATTCTAGCACCAGAGGGAAATGTCCATAAAGACTTTCTTTCACTCCACTTAGCACCAGGAAATACTCTTGGATATAATTCCTGACTTTTCTGTACTAGCTCTCTTAACTCATCATTTGTTCTTCTAAGTAGAAGAGCACTATGGTTAGGATGGTTGCAATATCGCAACACATCCGCTAGTAAAGCGTAGGATTTACCTCCACCTGCCGCACCACCATATAAAACTTCTTTTTCATTAGATGCTAAGAAGTCTGTCTGTGGACCACTGTTAGGTTGAAATACAATATCTCTTTCTTCTTCGATAACTTGTAGATCATCATCAGTTTCAACTATATTAGCTCTAACTGGTGGCTTCCTTTTGGCTCGAATAATTTTCTGCTTCTTTGATGAGGTCTTCTTGCGTCTCTGCCCTTGTCTTGGCTTTAACTCGCTCCCATCTAATAGTTGCTGCTTTTTTATTTCGTTCACTTTCATCCTTCTTTAGCATTTTAAATAGAGCAACATGTGATATAGATCTACCACTTTTTGCTGACAACCATTTAGCTACTTCACGTAGACTAGATGTTTTAGCATGTTGTTTAGCTATATCTAATAGTTCTTGTTGTTCTGGTATGCTTCTTAATAAGTCTTTTGAGTTTTCTACAAGTTCCCAACCAAACGGAACAGTAGAACCTAGTTTTCTTTTATATTCAATTTCCATCTACTTCTTCTTCTTCATTCTTAGAAGGTAGTATAAACAAACCAGATGGAGTGTTTACTTCTATCTTCTCTTGCTTTACTACGCCTGCTCTATCCAATACATCTTTTGCTGCAGTAAGTTTATCTCTATTACCTAACTCAGTAGGATCATCAATGATACCTGTTATTGCAACTGCTGCTTTAGGTGCATGCATGGATAAATATTCTTTTGAAGCTTGTAATATTTCTTCGTTAAGATTAGCTGTAACATCTCTCCAGGTAGTGTTAGGACTATAGCCTGCTATGTCCATTGCTAGTCTGTGATTACCCATTGCTTCACCAAATAAAGCATCTATAAATTTTTTTTGTTTTTCTGTTAGTTCTTTTGACATTTAGAATCCTGTTGAATACTCTTCTACGAAAGCAGTAACTGTTATATCGTCAGCTGTACCTGCTGTTGCTGATAAAAGATCTCCTGTATCAAAGTAAATAGGAGAATCAGATATAACTAAAAAATCATTTGCAGCTATACTTTTAGCTCCTGTAAGTGCAAAGTGAGTAGTAGCTGATGCATCATAAAACTCTAACTTAACTGTAGCAGCAGAAGATGCATCTACATTTGCTATCATTATTGAAGTAATAACAGCACGAGATAAACTAGGAGTTGTATAAATAGTTGTCCTATTCGTAGTAGATAATGCTACTGACTGTGATTTAAATGTAGGTATAGCCATTTATTTTTTAATACCAAATAAACATTTCTTACCAGTAGGAGAGTCTACTTTCAAAGCTCCACCACCTTTTCTATAACCAACATGCATTAACTTACTTGTTTCGGTAGCATATGCTTTAGCTTTTCTTTTACCTTCATCCGTATAAGAAAACTTTTTATCTCCAACCATTGGCATGGTGTTTCTCCTTTACTCAGTTTTTTCTTTAGTTTTAATAGTAATATCTAAGTCTTTACCTTTCGGTGCAGATGCTGTTAAAGATATTTGTGACGCAGCACAACCT